TCCGAGGGCAATCCGGCTGAGCAGAAGATCATGGCGGCGATCGAGGGTCTGGCGCAAGCCGTGGCCGCGATCGGTGAGCGCGTCTCGAAGCTCGAAGGCGGCCAGACGACTGACTCCGACGAAGACAAAAAGGAAGAAGAGACGAAGGACGAGGACGGTGTCGACGGCGAAGGCGACGACATGACCGAAGACTCCGACGACGATGAAGAAGGCAAGTCGGACGGCGAAGGTGGCAAGACCTACGACTCCGCATCGTTCCGCGACGAGTTCCAGGACGCCAAGGCACGTGCTGAAATCCTCGCGCCCGGCGTGAAGTTGCCGACGTTCGACGCCAAGGCTGAGCGCAAGAAAACTGCCGATTCGCTCTGCGTGCTCCGCCGTCGCGCTCTTAAGGCTGCGCTGACGAACGACAACGCCGACCTCGTGCGCGCCATCACGGGCGCTGCCGACGTATCGAAGATGGATTGCGCAGCCGCAAAGATGGCCTTCCATGCTGCTTCGGAGCTCGTGAAGCAGAAGAATAAGGGCGTTGCTCGCAAGACGACCGACGCCGCAGCCGAAGCAAAAGACATCAACCAGATCCACGCCGAATTTTGGGCGAACCGTAAGTAAGGAGCCGACATGCCCTCGTTGCAAGCTTATCAATTCCGCATGCCGGCTGGTTTCGCCGGTGATCTTCAACGCGCTGAAGTCGCGACGATCGAAACTCAACTGATCGATTCGTCGACGCCGCCGACCGTGTTTGGCGTGGCCGTCAAATACGTCTCGGGCAAAGTGCAACCGATCAACCTGGCCGGCGATACGGCTGCTTCGGTGCAAGGCGTGAACCTGCGTCCCTACCCGATCCAGGGCAACGGCACCGATCCGCTCGGCACGTCGACGCCGCCGACGTCGGGTGTGACGGACATCCTGAAGCGCGGCTACGTGATGGTTTCGCTGGGTGGTGTCGCTGCGGCTGCCAAGGGTGGCACTGTCTATGTGCGCGTCGCCAACCCGTCTGCCGGCAAGCCGCTCGGTGGTTTCGAAGCCGCATCGGACACGACCAACACCATCGCCATGCCGTCGAACTGGTACTTCAACGGTCCGGCGGATGCCTACGGTATCGCAGAAATCGCGGTCAATATCTAAACCCCGGCGCCCTACCGCCTATAAGACCCCGCTTCGGCGGGGTTTTGCTTTTCTGGAGCAAAAACTCAATGGACATGTCTGTTCAAAAATTCCTGAAGCGCCGGGAAGTCGCTGAAGCATCGCGCCGTCTGGTGCGTGCACGCACGACCGATGGCATGATGACGTATGACCAGATGACGATCGACTCGACGGGCGCGTTCCTGATCGGCCAGCTCGAACGTCTGGACCAGACGTTGAACATGCCGCTCGTCGAATACACGTGGTCGCGCGACGTCGAAATCCGCACCGATGTGTCGCCGGCTGACGAAGTTGCGTCGTTCACGAACTCGGCATTTGCTGTTGCCGGCAACATGACGCCGGGGGGTCTGAACTGGATCTCGAACGAAGGCAATGCGCTGGCTGGTCCTTCGGTGGACATCGGCAAGACTGGCCAGGCAATGCGCCTCTGGGGCCAGGAAGTCAAGTACACGGTACCCGAACTCGTGAAGGCGCAGGCGCTTGGCATGCCGATCGACGCGCAGAAGGTCGAAGCCATGAACATGAAGCGCAACATGGACCTCGACCAGATCGTCTACATCGGCGACTCGAACCTCAGCTTCACGGGTCTGGTAAACAGCGGTTCGGTCACGCCATCAAACGTGCCTAACGGCGCTTCGGGCCAGTCGACCTGGACGAAGAAGACGCCGGACGAAATCCTGACGGACGTCAACGAAATCCTGACGACGACCTGGGCAAACAGCGGCTGGGCGGTGTACCCGAATCGTCTGATGCTTCCCCCGGCGCAGTATGGCTACATTGCGACGGCGAAGGTGTCGAACGCAGGCAACGTGTCGATCCTGACGTACATCCTGGAAAACAACATCGCCGCGAAGTCGGGCTTCAAGCTGGAAATCCTTCCGCTGAAGTGGCTGATCGGTTCGGGTGTTGGCGGCACGCAAGGCGTTCTCGGCACGGTCGACCGCATGATCGCGTACAACAAGGACAAGAAGTATGTCCAGTACCCGATGACGGAACTCCAGCGCACGCCGCTCGAGTATCGCTCGCTGTTCCAGATCACCACCTACTGGGCACGTTTCGGCCAGCTCGAAGTCCGTTACAACACGACTATCGGCTACCGCGACGGTATCTGAGGTGGCTATGGCAATCGTCAAGAGCGATTTCACGCTCATCCTCGACGATGGCCGCCGCTTCGAGTTCGCCGCGGGAGAGCAGAATATCCCCGGCGAACTCGCTGATCATTGGTACGTCAAGGCGCACTGCGAACCGGAGTATGATGCTTCGGTGCAATCTCCTGCAGTCGCCGAGGCGTCCAGCGAATCGGCGGAAGTCAAACGTCACCCCGGACGACCGAAGAAATCATGACCGTCACCGCCGCCCAATTGCGATCGGACTTTCCTGAGTTCGCCAACACGACGACCTATCCGGATTCGCTCGTGACCATGTGGCTGACGGTGGCGAATTCGCTGGTGAATCCTGATCGTTGGGTGGAGTTGACGAACCTCGGAATCGAACTCGTCACCTGTCATCACCTGGCGATTTCAGCTAAAGACCAGTTGGCGTCAGCGGTCGGCGGCGCTCCGGGCGAAGTGAAAGGCCCGACAGCGTCGAAGGCGGTAGACAAGGTGTCTGTGTCATACGATACCGGCGCCGTAACGCTGACTGATGCCGGCTTCTGGAATATGACCAGTTACGGCACGCGCTTTCTTGGATTGGCTCGCATGTTTGGCGCGGGCGGCATGCAAATCAACTGTTGATATGACCGTCAAGATCACGATCGATAAACTGGGCGACGTGATCAAGGCGATCAGTCAACTATCCAACAAGGATGTGCTGGTTGGCATCCCTGACAGTGCGCCCGAACGCACAGACACGCCGATCACGAACGCGCAGATCGGTTATGTGATGGAAACCGGCTCGCCTGCCAACAACATCCCCGCCCGTCCGTTTCTCGTTCCTGGCATCGCCGACGTGCAGGAAGAAGTTGCTGCGCGTCTCCGCAAGGGCGCTCTCTCTGCGCTCTCTGGATCGGCATCGGGCGCCGAAACGGCCTTGAAAGCGGCCGGCATGGTCGGTCAGAACTCCGTCCGAAAGAAAATCACGGACGGTCCATTCGCCCCGCTCTCGCCTCGCACGATCGCGCAACGCAATCGCAGCCGACAGACGAAATCCCTGCGCAAGGCTGAGAAGGACTACGCCAAGCTGATTGCCCAAGGTAAGACCGAGCAGGAAGCTCAGGACACTGCTGGGATCAAGCCTCTCATCAATACCGGCTCTTTGCGCAACAGCATCACTTACGTCGTCAGGAAAAAATAGAGATGGCCCTTCCCGCAATCGCCCCGACAGGTCAAGCCGATCTGCCGGTTAGCACCACTTCGTCCAACGTTCAGATTCCCGCGCCGGGGACGCCGACACAGGTGCTGGTTTCGAATCTTGGCCCGCTGACGGCGTTTGTATTGCTTGGGTCGAGTAACGCCGTAACGGTCACAACCGACACGGGAACGCCGATTCTTCCGTACACGCAAGTAGCCTTGACGCTAGGCGCAAACACCTGGCTTGCAGCTATCACGCAGGGAAATACCACGGTCCTGCGTCTGACGGCGGGGACATAAATGCCGTTCCTCGACGTCTCGGACGTTCTCCTCGATCCAGACTTCATGGATGTGACGCTATCCGTTACGCGCAACGCACAGACGGTCGGCGATGACGGAAACGCGACCATCACTTCGACGACGACGGGCTTCTATGGCGTGGTGACGAGCCTGAATGGATCGGTTCTCACACGCGTCGCAGAAGGCGAGCACATCAGCGACACGATCACAATTCACACGCAGTTCAAGCTGATTGACGGCCAATCCGGGTATGACGCCGATGTCGTCAACTGGCAAGGGTTGCAGTGGACGGTGACGAACGTCAACGACTACAGCACGTACGGTCGCGGGTTCGTCCAGGCTACCTGCACACTCAAGCAACTCTCGGGCTAAGAAATGGCGGATTCCTCGACAGGCGGCTACCTCTCGCCAGCGGTAGCGTCGCCACCGCTTGAGGATGACGCGCTCACAGCGATCTTCCAGCAGATGATCGTTGGCATTACGGCCCTACCCGGAAACATGGTGCGGCAGCGGTGGCAACCGAACCCGCCGAAGCAGCCTGAGCCCAATGTGAATTGGTGCGCACTGGGTATCTCGGTCCAGACGCCAGACGACGGGCCTGCAATCGTCCATAACCCGTCTGGAAATGGCTCGGACACGTACATCCGGCACGAACAGAT